GAACTCCATGAACTGTGTTGCTGTGCGTCCAGTCGAGAAGAAGGCAACATGAGCCCAGACAGTTGTCTGAGCAGATGTGAGGACCGAGTGGATATGGGCGTTTAGTCCAATCAGAACGTAGCCGCGGTTCTCTCGTCCCCCAGTGTTGCTAAAGGAGAGGTTCACTCCAGAGTAGTTGTGTCCCTTTGCAGCCCAGTCTGATGGGGAGGTGAAGTGGCCGAAGCCGTCAGCTCGGTTGATTGCCATTATGCCTTCTCTTCAGGACGGAACTTAATGTCCAGCTTGTGAAGCTTCCATAGAGGGAGAGTTTTGACAGAGGCTGCCATGTTAGCTCCAGATAATTCGGAGGCCGGTTACGGTGCCACCAGCGCTGAGGCAGAAGGTGGTTACTGAGGAGTCAATTCCCATCGAGGTTGGGTCAGTATTGTGGATGCGGACCCCCGTGTCCCCTGTGACCCCTTTGAGGGTAATGGACTGTGTGTTATCTGTTGGAGGGACAATTGTTGCGCAGGTTGGGACAGAGCCCGATGTCGGGACCGTGATTGTGTTAGCTCCAACCGATAGTGTGTGGAGAGTAATTGATCCTGCACTAGACGTGTTTGAGGCAGCAACGACCTTCTCAGTGCCGGTGACGTCTTCGGTAAATGTAATAGAAACAAAGCGTGTAGATGTAACTGACATAACTTAACCCCTTATTCGACCTGAACCCGGCTTGTCCACGGCCAATACCACCGCTGACGCGGGCGTGTCTTGCCCTGGTATACGTCTTGGTAGATAGTCTTGGCGACGTAGTATTTTAGATCTGAGAGGATGAGTGCATACTTTGCCTCATCTTCCTCAGCAAGTTGTGGCTTCTCCATCTTACGGTGCTCGTCTGCCATGACGCCTTCGACGAGGATGTCGTGAAAGCTCTCAGGAAACAGGGGCTCATCATTGTCTTGGAGGTTGAGCATACTGCGGTAGCCCTCTATCGCGAGAGTGAAGTCTGTTCCTGTTGGAAAGGCGTCAAGGGTAATGATGACAAAGTTGTTGCCGATTTCCTTGATAGCCCACTTATCCGGGAGACGACTATAGGTAGGAGAGCTAGTAAGCTCGTCGTAAGTTGTTGGGCGCAGGACCTGAACAGTCGGAGTGTCGTTAAGCCTAATTACTCTGGTGACGTTCTCCATCTCAATCCTCATATCAGGAAGGACGGGGAAGTTGGCCACGTTGACCGTGTAGGTCGTCTTGATAAATCGAGAGGCAGTTAGCCCTAGAAGGGTAGTGACCCTACGGTATCTGGTGTTTACACGCTTACTGATCCTGTCCCTTGCGTCCTGGGAGGATAGGTTGAGCCGATTCATCACTTCGTCGACGATCTCTTGGAACGTCAAGTCTTAGCCTCGGTCCTTTGGCTTGTGGTGATACTCACCGAGATTCTTTGCTGCGTGGGGGGCCTTACGCTTACTCTTGCCAGCCTTTGAGAAAGCAATGGCAATAGCCTGCTTCTCCGGATAGCCTGAGTGGCGAAGCTCTCCAATGTTGGAGCCGATGATTTCTTTGGAGTCGCCGTTCATTAGTGGCATAGTATGTTTCCTGAAATAAAAAAGGGCCACCGAGATTTCTCTGATGGCCCTTAACGCGGGTAACGCCTAATTGTGGTTAGAGCGTGTCTCTGCTACTAGGGAGAATTAACCCTGGTCTGATTTGTCTGCTAGGTCTGTGTTGATTGCTGCGGCCTTAGCCCCTAGAACATCTAGTTCCTCTTGCGTGACAACGTGGCCCGCTGCCACCTGTGCCTTGAGGTCGGCGATTGCAGTTTCCAAGTCGTTGACTCCAGCCTGGATACTATCTAGGGCATCAGAGACTTCCTGAAATGTGCTCATTAAGTCGTCCACCTTTCTTAGCAGTAGGTTGAGTTTCCTGTTCATGACTGCCAGCAATCGCAGGATGCGGAGGAGTACCAACATGAGCTACCTCCTATTAGGTGACGTGATAGGCAGGGGCCTTCCACTGAGTTTTACATCCACGACCCCTAGAGGATGGCGCAGAGCGGTATGGGCTCCGCACGGTCTGGGTTAGTCCTGGTCGACGTCTTCAACCTTATACTGCTCTGGATGCTCAGCCTCTTCGACTAGCCTCTCAAGTAGTTTGGTAAAGCTTGTAATGCCGAAGTTACTGGCGATCTTTAAGCGCTGGGCAGCAGTTCGAATAGGATATTCGATGCTGAGGCCCCTGTCTTTCCGGCGGAGAACCTTGACGTGGCCGTCCATGAAGAGCCCCGGCTTAAGACGATTCATAAGCTCCAGGTCTTCGTTGGTTGTCATGTCGTTCTCTACAGGCATTCCGTGCTGATAGACCTTCCGGCGTAGCTTAACCTTGGCTGAGCCGTCCTTGGGGGACCACGGTGTTCCAACCTTGCGGTTGAACGGATTCTTCTTCTGGACTGGGCGGGTTAGCTCGATGGCCTGTGCGAAGGCTGCTGCGAGTTCCTTGATAGCGTCGCTTGATGCGAGGGCCTTGGCTTGTTCGGGGGATGACGGAGTAGGAACGGTCGGGGCCTCTGGGGCCTTGGGTGTTCGTGGCATTAGATTGTCCTTGTCTCAGCGTCCAGTTATGGGAAGTCTACGGAAACAACGGGGACGCACCCGGCCGTAAACATTAGGTTACCTAGAAAGTCTAGGGTCGACTCGTTTTTAACGTGGTGAGCGACGAGACCACATGCTATTGGGTAAGCAGTCGTTATCCGCGAGTGACTGTATTGTAGGCTCGCTTAGGTTGTCAGGGGATGGTAGCGGGACCTTAGAGCAGTCCTCTTTGAAGCGCCTAGCTGAACTAGCTTTCGTACCTCGATACCCTATAATCCTAATGTCTACCGCTGTTAGGCTTTACAGATGATGGAGATTTCTGCTGCCGTGCTGCCTGCGTAGGTGCCGGTCGTGGTGTACTTGACCCTCCATTGAGTTCCAAGAAAACCATCGTTCTTCGTGTTGTCAGCTAGGGTGCCGTCTGTCGGAGCTACTGGAACAACTCCAGCAGAGATGACCGACGCAAATTTCGATGCTGAGGCTGTGGTGAACGCAAAGCTAACTACGTCACACCAAGTAGTTCCTCGGTCGACGCTGGTCTGAACCCAGAACTTTGCTGTGGTTCCGCCTGACCCATAGATAAACCTGCCGAAGAATACTGCGGCGTTACAACCGTCCATGTCCTTTAGGACAACAGAGTTGGTCGTTGAGCCTGTGACGGCGGTCGTGATAATGTTGGTAGTCGGCAGGAGGATTTTCGCCCTGCCGAACTCGGTTAATTCTGCCATGCTAGAATCCTCCTAATGCTAGGCTTGATCCTAGGTTATGCGTTGGCGTCAACAGTGCCTGTTTTGTTCGGGTAGGTCTGGACGTCGAAGAAGATCTGGCCAACTGTGGCTGACTTGACTTGGACGTATCCGATGACTAGCTGAACTACGGCTGCACCTGTTGGGCCCGTGGTGAAAGTGAGGCCGCCTGCAGTTGTGCTCAAGAAGACTGGGTCACCAGCTGCTGTCGCGCCGGAGGTGTTGATGTCGGCGCTGGACATGAAGCCCTTGTAGACGTAGCCTACACCATTGTTTGCAATGGCTGCGCGAGTAATGAAGACGTCCTGATGGATTAGGGCCGCGTCGGCGTCGGCGAGAACTACCTTGAGCGCCTTGGCCGTGGTGTCGTAGCCTGAGATGCAAACCGGAACGTTCTTCGCGATAGATGAGCCGGTCTTATTGATGACTCGGACACCAAGCTGTCGAGCCGTCCTAAAAAGGAGACCCGGCGCTCGCATAAGGTGGGTGTAGTTCCGATAAGTGAAAAAAGCTGCCATGTGATTCTCCTATTAGGTCCCTCATGATGAAAGAGGGCCTGATTGTAACACCAAGCCCTCGTTCCAAGAGACAGACTGAAGCTAAAAACTAGACTAGAGCGATATTTGGATAGAATGGATAGTTAAGCCACGCTGTGATGAAGCCGCCGGAGTTAGCTGACGCAGAGGTCATACCCACGATGGTCTTTGCTGCCGTTGCTGTGTCATCCACTGCTCCGGCTGTGCCTGAAGACTGTAGGACCGCATCAGCAGCTACAGTGAGGGCGCCCGAACTGACAGTAGCTTTTCCGTAGATCTGATACCAGCTATAGTTAGTCGTGGACGTGTTGGCAGCCATAGCGACAGCGACGGGCTGGGCTACGGCGGTGGCTGTTGAAAGTCGTGCTGGAGTGTAGGTCTCATCGAAGACGACTGCGTCTCCAACTGCAAGAGATGCTACACCTGGCATGAGGATGAACTCATTGCCTGCGTAGTCTTTCTTGCGCGAGCCTACGCGCACACCCTTTTTGCTAAGTAGGATCTTATCAGCAAAATATGCCATGGGTTACTCCTAGTTCTTAACTTCGTTAAGGCAGAGTGGGTAGTTAAGTTCGAACGTCGCTACGTTGGACGCAGTTGCCGAACGCTGGATAGCGCCGTCAACCAAGTCAACTGCTACGTCTGTGTTATCTACCGAGCCGGGAGTTGCGGTTACCCACACCTTCGCGTTGTTGGCGCCAGTCACAACCTTGCCAATGGTGTTCTTGCCATAAATCTGATACCAACTGTAGTTGGTAGCTGAAGTGTTGGCTGCCATTGAAATAGCTACTCGACCCTTCGAGTTCGCTACTGTGAGGGTTGTGGTCCCGTCTGCGTCGAAGAATACCCATGAACCAGCTGTGTTTGATGCAACACCCTTAAGGTAGATGAACTCGTTGTTATTCTGACGAATCCTATGGCCTAGCCGGAACTTCTTTGCTGTGTCAATCTTGTCTGTAAATGCCATTGTGCTCTCCTTTGAGAGTTAACCCTTACTGATATTTGAGTTCCTCGGGGTTATAAAGGAACGAAGGGGCTAGTTGCCTAGCCCCCTAGTTGACTGCATTAGGCCTGATCGACAACTGCTAGACGTGACTTGTTGTTGGTCACGAACTGAACTGCGCTGTAAATCTTGAAGACGAAGGCGTTCTGCGATGGGATTTCCACAGTGTTGCCCTTGTCTCGGAAGTACTGCTTGCTAACGATTAGCTTGAAGTTCTTCGGATTCAAGAAGTAGACCTTGGTTCCACCGTACTGGCTGAAAACGTAGCGTGCTGTCTTGAACGCGAGAGTCTTGAAGCCGCCGTTGCCCTCTTCCTGGTCCATGAAGCGCTGTAGTGTCTGGAGACCTGACTCATACATTGCATGAGGTGTGGCACCAGAGACTAGGAACTTCGGAGCAAGAGGTGAGCCCGAGCCCTTCATAGCGCGGTTGTACGCGGTTGTGAAGGTTGCTTCGATATCGCTTGCGTCAGTGTAGGTGTCGGCATAGTTCCTCCACCATGTTTCGAGCGAGGCGTCAATTCCACCAACTGTACCCTGACCTGAGGTTGGGACTAGAGTCGCTAGACCCTGTAGTTCGTCGCCGCCTGAGGTTGAGTCAGTGAAGATGCACTGCTCAATAAGGTCGTCGTGGGAGTTAATACCGTTCTCAAGGATCTGCTTGACAAGCGCGATCTTCTGGTTCTCGTTTGGGTTCTTCGCGTCGTCACCCTTGGTCCAGGTTACTGGAACCGAAAGCTGAGCAACTGCGTAGCTTGCCGAGGTGACCACGTCTGTCTTGACGAGTGATGCCTCGTCCTGATCGCTTGCTAGGACTGCTGTATCGGGGTTAACACGATAGTCTAGCGGGCACTCAATTGTTGGGCCCAGGTTGGTGCGTTCTACGCATCCCTGCCGCTCAAGCTCCTTGAGTACGCTATTCTCAGTCCACTGGTTCGCAGCCTGGCGCATATCCGCAAGTACGGCGGGATATGACGCAGCTGTAATCTGATCGATGGATAATGCCATGGATAGTTACCTATAGTTATGTTGTTGTAAGAGTATTGCTGTGGACAGCCTGTAGGTAACGGTGGCTTGGACCGGAGAGCCGGAGCGAAGTCGGCTTTACGCTGGAATGGATTGCCATGTCCCCATCTCTGGGTGCTCGGCGGCCTATTAAGACATGACAAGGAACCATTGAAGGTTCCGCCGAGTTGTGACTGGGTGCTGATGCTTGAAGACGCTCAAGCTGGCGGGGATACGCCTGAAGTCCCCGTGAGGGGGGTAGGCGTAAGAAGGGGTGTAGATGTGAGGGAAGTTATCTGGAGGAGAGACAACTCAACCACACCCCTACTGAAGGATCAGCTTAACTTGATACTACACTACCTGTGGGGGTTTGTCAAGAGGTCCCACAATATCTGGTGTGGAACCCCTAAACTTGGACTATCGGGCCTGTTTTAGCGGACGAATAGCCTCTTCGATGACTGCTTCCAGGGAGCGGGCTCCTGGTTTGTGAACAACAGGTTTAGTCTGGGTGACTCCTGCTGAGGTACTAACTGGAGCCTTCTGAAGCTCCTTGAGGAGTTCAGCCCGGATATCCTCACGGCTTGGCTGGGACGTAGCCTGCTGTTGAAGCTGAGGTAGAACGACTGCCCGGTAGGCGCCATCGAGAGATAGGTTTCGGTCAGCGGCTAGGGCCTCGACGATCTTCTGCTCGTTCTCATTGAAAAGAGGCCACTTACGGGCATCCTCAATCTGCTTCTGGACACGGGGAATCTGGGATTCGTAGTATTCCCTAGCCTGTCGCTCCTTGGCGAGGCGCTCATACTCGCTAGCCATTGGAGCAAACTTCTGGGAAACCAGGGCTTCGGCCTGCTTGATGGCCTGAGCTTGATTCCACTTGAAGAGCTTATCAAGGCCTTCGTCTGAGTAGACACGGGTGCCATCAGCGAGTTCCCGGTCTGGTCCTGGGCGGCCGTCGTCAGCTGGCTGTTCCTGCTGCGGTTGTCGTTGCTGGCCTGGACCTGCCATCCGTTCAAAGATCTCACGGTAGCCTGGGATATTGGTTAGAAGCTGGAGGAATCTCAGCTTGTCGTTGACCATCACCTTTTCGAACTCGGCGACGCTCTTGAACTTATTCTCGAAGTCAGCAACCTTAGCTTTGGTTTCTCCTAACTCCTTGTCCCACTTGGACTTCTCTTCCTGGGCAAGCTTGGTGTAGTAGTCGTCCTTCGCCTTCTCAGCGTTGGCGGTGATCTTCTTCACCCGGCTATAGGGAATTCGGTTTTCCTTTCCGAACGCTCCCTGCGCTGAAATGCCATGGCGCTTAGCGAAGTCGTCTTCCGACTCAACTGGCTTATCCTCTGTCTTAGCGGCTGGGCTAGCTACCTGAGATGTTGGCTCTGGCTCAGCTGGGGCTTCAGGCGAAGCTTCTACTGGGTCCGGCTGGGCGTCCTCAAGTGCTGGAGTATCTGTTTCTGGGGTTTCGACGTCGGTGACTTCGGCGATGCTATTCTCAATGACTGCTGTTAGATCTGACATGTTTTTCCTTTAACGTAGGGAGAACGGGTAACTACCTCTTCGGTAGTAGGTCTTACTAAGTTGTGACATTTTGTGACAAGTTGTGACATGCTTTTTAGGCCATCTATAACTCCTTTAGAATCAATAGGTTGGAAGGGGCAAAAAAGTGTGACATTTGACCCCTCTAAGAGAATGTGACATTGTGACATTCGACTTTACGGAAGGGAGACACCCCTTAGGGTGTGTCTCCCGTTCTCGCGTAGAACAAGGCTAAAATAGTAGAGCTAGTGACATCGGTCACACTATTGGACAGTCTTGCTTAGGGTCTGGATGGTCCGGTCCCACTCTGCCTTTTCTTCCGCCGATACCTCAGCAACCTTCTGGACTCTGTGGGTATAGCCGAGCATATTCCGGCGTTCGAGGATTAGGTCCTCTGCTGGCAGGAGTTTCTCCGGGTCGTTGAGGCTGGGTCTTTCTTGGACGACAATGGCAACCCGGTCCGTACCAAAATCAATGGTGTCTCCGGCAGATAGGTCTAGGGTTACAGGGATAACAACTCCACCTACGAAGGTAAAGTCGTAGCAATCGTAGACTTTCTCAGGACTAACTACTGAACTAATGATCATGAGTTGATAAACCTTTGTAGGACAGTGCTCGGCTTGAAGATAACTGTGTTGACCTTAGGAAAGGATGAGGTACCACGATGGACCGGGATATACCGTTTCCTTGGTGGAGTGCTGTGCCACCGAAGGATACCAAAGCCGAGGACCCTAACCTCCTCGCCTCGGAGGAGGGCTGCCTTAATGGAGTAGAAGACGGCATTGACTGCCGCTCTAGCCTTAGGTTGGGAGATATCTAGGAGGACAGTAAGCTCGTCGGCTATGGGCTGCTTCCAGGCTGTGAGTTTCCGCATTAGCGGGAGACTCCGAAGTCTTCCCGTCGGATGGAGGGGTTCTTAGCTTCCTCGTCATCCCACCACTCCTTAGTGTGGCGGACCTGGTCCTCGGGGGTTAGGATGGCTGGGACTGACGTCCACTTGACAGTGTGCGGAGACTTGTCTGAGCCAGGGGTTGGAACGTGGCGGACTGCGTTGATAAGGCCTTTCTCCTTGGCTGCCTTGACCATCTCGCTCTTACTATAGTAGCGCTTGGGAGTTCCATCGTCGTTACAGATCCCGTGGCGAATTTCGACGCCACCGGGAATCTCGTCGGGAACTACTGATCCAAAGGACTTCCATAGGTGGTGGGTTGGAGCCCCACAGGTTGAGCAGGGTTTGACTTCGTCTACCTTAAGCATGACGTCGGTTTCTTCGTGACCTGAGTCACAGGCGATATCGTAGAATGGCATTAGCCCTCCTGCCCATCTGAGCGCTTGCTGATCTTATTCATAAGCGCCCATCGGGGATTAGCGTCGCCAACCCGTGGGGGCTGGGGCGACGGAGCCGTCGGAGCTTCCGCTCCCGGAGGTTGCTGGCCGTTAGGCGGCGGCACACCTTGGTTAGGCCCCTGTGGTGGCTGGCCTGAAGTTGGTGGCTGGTTCGGGTCGTGGACTGGAGGTTCAAGGATAGCCATCCCTGCGAGGGTGATGAGCTTCTTGGCTTCCTCGATGAGTTTGGCATCTGGGAACTGACCAGACTTCATGAGGGTTGCGACAACGATTGGGTTGGACAAGTCCTCGCTGCCTGTGAGGCGGAGGCTGATGTTAGGCTCGACTGGAGGCTTGGGCTGTGGGTCTTGAATGGCAACGTTGGGGTCGACACCAGAGAGGCTAGCGATTTCCTTGAGGACTGGGCCGATGTTTAGGTAACCTGACTTTGCTGTGAAGTCTACGAACTGCTGTAGGCGCTGGAGGCGCTGTTGGGAGTCAATGAGGACTGTAGAGTCCGCGAGGATAGAGTAGCCGAGCGTTCGGGAGATGCTAGGATCAAAGCCCTGGCCAATCGACTCTGCTGGCTCGTAGAGAGCGATAAGGCCACCCAAGACTTCGGCGATAGAGACAACGAACTTAGCTACCTTGGCTCGCTCACGGCCAATCCTTGTTTGGAAGTTAGCTTCGACAACGTTCGACTCGGTTGCAGACTGTCTGCCTTGGCCGAATGACCCCTGCTGGTTAGGCCCAATCTGCCACCCCTCGGTGAGGTCGCTCTTGGCAATCTGGTCAAAGGTGAAGTCTTCCTGCGGCATAGAGGCACGGGCTACCTCGCCTACGACGCGGGTACCGTCTCCCTGAACAGGGATAATGGTCTGCCATGTCCCCTTCATGATAGCCTGCATAATCATAGGGTCCATACGGTCAGAGTTAATCCAGCGCAGGGGCAGGGAACGCTCCCTCTGGAGGATCATCTGGGTCCGGGACTTATTGATCTCATTAACCTGGGGTCGGCCAATAGCGGAGTCTGACGGTGGGATAGCCTCGTCTGAGATATAGGTGAGGGTGAGGATGCGGAGCGGAGACTTGAGCGCCCCGATAAGCTGGGGCTGGTCTCCTTCTGACATGTCCTGGCCTTTCCATGGCTCGTCGATGACTGGCTCGTCGATGCCAGGAACGAATACAACTCGTCGGATAGTGTCGTAGAGCTTGCATTCTGGGTTGAAGTAATGCTCCTTGACGAAGAGCTGATCATATTCGACGACGTCTTCAGCAGCTTCCTTATCCTTGTCGATGTCGTGGGTCATCTTATCCAGGTATGTCTTGGATTCTCCCGCGACCTTTTCAATCTGCTCGTCGGTAAGGTTAAGGATCTGCTTAGCCTGGGCACGGTAGCATCGGCCGGTATGACCAATCCATGGGGCATGGTCAAAGTCCGAGCCTGAGAACGTAATAGGCCACAGAAGGTCTGAGGGCGAGACGCGAGAGACGAGGTAGCGGTGGTCTGTCGTGACTGGGACATCAACCATCTCGACTGGTGTGCCATCCGGCATCTGGCCAGTCTGAAGGATCTGCTGGTGGATTTCCGGTGGGAGTTGACTGAAGTCCTGGGCAGGGATTTGGCGGCTCTCTGTCAAAACTTCATGGGAGACTAAGACTGCTGCAATGCCCGCTGCGTTGATAACGTCAGGTAGACACTCATCCATCGCAGACTCAATCCCCGCTTGGACGAAGGTATCATTCACCCGCTGTTGGAAGGCTGATAACCACGGCACCTGGGTTGTCTGAGGGAAGTGGGAGATTCGAATCTGTGGGATCTGAGAGAAGAGACTAGCCTGCTTCGCCTTGGTTAAGGACCAGTCTAGGTTGACGACGACACGGTCCTCATCAGTCTGGGAAGCAAATGGCTTACCTCGGCGGTAGTCGATGTTAGAGGTCCAGTTGGGGATGAGCTTCTTGCGGTAGGTCTTGCAGACATCGATGGCTTTCCGCAGGACTTTGTTGGTGTCCTTGAAGTCAATGTTGACGTCGGCAGTCTTGTCTTCTGGTTGTCCAATATTCATATTAGTAGTCTCTGACGCTTTCTGATCCTAGGCGGGACGTGGGTTCGAACTTAGGCTTCATCCATCGGCGGGTAGTAGAGGAGAAGGGTGTGCTGCCGCCAGTCTTTCGTTCCATGGCTCCAGAGGAAATGAGGAAGTAGGCAAGGGCCACGCTAGGGTGGTCATCTCGGTGGTCGGCCATGGCGAGGGGATGCTTCTCGTCGTAGCGCATCATCGGGAGGGTCTTGATAAGGTAGGGGCAGCCAAAGGTAACGCCATTGCCATCCATAATCTGGAGGAGGGGGACACCTGGCCTGGCTTCCTGTCCGAGGCCAGCGTGGATAGCCTGGGCGTAGAACTCCCGGTTATTAATACTGTTTTCCATGGGGACGCCGTTCTCTTCGAAGATGTCCTTGATGGTTCGGATGTCGGCTCCAGTGTTGATGTCGATGCTGGGGTCACAGTAGGTGGTGACAACTCTCATCCCTTCGGACTCAGTCTTGATATCCTTGGCGATGTCGACTGCGATGGTCTTCAGCCACTTCTTCTCTTTGAACGCAATATAGCGGTCACCTAAGTGGGCTACCCATAGGCAGTAGGCTGGGTCAGGGAAGAAGCCCATGTCAAAGCTACGGTAGATTTGAACCCCTTGATGTTGGTGCCAACTCATTAGTAGGTATAACCTCGTAGGCCAGCTTTACCGTCTGGGTAGACATTAAGTTCCCAGCGCATTCCATAAGGTGTCCCTCGGCCCATAGATTCCTCGATATCCCCAAGGACAATGTGGAGATCATATGGCCCACCTTTGAAGACGTAGTCAGGTTGGGCGTCTGAGATGCCTCGCCAGTCCCCATTGTCTTCTTGCCATATCTTTGCGTCTGCGCTCATACTAGTCCTTGTAGAGGATGGGGGTTCCGTTACTATCGGTCGGTAATGTGGAGATGACGTGGTATGGGACGTAGTGGAGTTCACCGCCCTCGCCTTCTTGGACTGCCGTGGTTGGCCTGAAGTCGAACAGGGCGTTCTCTAGGACGAAGTCTCCATCTACCCAGGCCTTGCGGACGTGGGAGGCCTGACCGGAGAACCTCTTCATATACTGCTCAATGTCGAGGTGGGGATTGTCTACGGCGTTGGCTTTGATAGCATACCAGTCGTCTGGGTTGTACCGCTCGTCTTCCTCCGCTGTGACGTCCTTATTGACGAAGTAGCGATTGATGTCCCCGGCTGATGGGCCGAGTGGGTTGGTGCACCCACGTACCATAGCGATGAGCCCAGAGTCCTTGGTGACGCGGACAGACGCTGACAGCTTCGTGAACTTGTCCCAGTCGAACGTGGACAGCTCGTCGAAGCCCATCCAAGAGAACTGCGCTGACAACAAGTTGAGGACGTCTTCGTCGTCGGCGCACTGGGAGAAGACTCCGATGGAACCGTTGGGGTAGAAGGCTTTCTTCTTTGAATGGTTGTAGAAGCCGCCTAGCTTCTTCATCTCAGCGGGGAGGTAGACGAGGTGGGACTTCTCAAGCTCGGGGTACTTTCGGCGCATCAAGCAATAGACGTAGTTCTCGTTAGCCATTGCTCGGCTATGGGCTTCCATCCGCAGTGCCATGGACTTCCCTGACCCTCGGCCACCATAGAACAGGACGTTAGGCTCTAGCCTAGCGTGGAACTCCAGCTGCTTGGGAGTAGGCTCGTACATGAGTTCCGGACCATTGGGAGTGTTTACCCATAGGGCGTTCGGAGTGTTAGATGGGGTTTTTATCTGGTTTTCCATCGGTGATGGGGGTGATGTCGATAACTACTGGCTGAGTCTGGGGTTGGGTCTGGCCGGGGAGTAGGCCACCAATGTTGAAGCCAATCTGGACAGCTGGGCCGGACTTACCAGCCTCTACCTGCTCAACCTTCTTGTCAACTGATGGGCCAATGGGACGGTTTCCCTCAGCGTCGATGACATGTTCCATGAGGAACTGGTTGGCTTTGGCCGCCGTTTCGTGGTCACCCTTGCGGAGGGCCAGCTTAATAATCCTAAGCTGGAGCTTAACAAGTTCGTAGGACCTGGCTGCTAGGGCTTCCCTGGCGGTAGCTACCTTGTTGAAGTAGCCCCGCTTGACGAGCTTAGTTGACTCTTTTTCGTCCATGCCAGACCCTCCATTTAAGTCCGCACCACCTACAATAGTCTTCATTAGGCTTTCGCCAGTCACTCCACACAGTTAACCAGTCGTGGTCTAGGAGCCAGCAGAAGTATGGCCGAGCCTTACAGTACCAGATAATCCTTCGCCAGTTGACTCTTTGGACTGGGTGAAGAATAGGCTTAGGTGGCTTCCATGGCCAGGAGAACTGAACTCGAACCTTCCATATGTAGAACGTGAGACGATTACTAAGCTTAATAAGGCCGAGTTGGAACTCGCCTGGGACAGTGTAACGGTCTGTCCAAATCCGAAACTTCATGAGGTGTCCTTTGCTAGTCGTTTTCCTGTTCAGACATCGACGGCTTGCGCTCCCCCTTAGTGTGCCCAGATGGGACCCTAAGCGCGGCCGTAATGCGGTCTAGCTGGTTTTTAAAAAATAGGAGAAGGG